ACCGACGTGGCTGGGCTGGCGTTCACCGCGGTCACGGCGGCGCACTCCTCGCAGCGGCTGCAGACGTCGAACACGGCCACGATCCGCCAGTTCGCCCGCGTGGCGACAACCACCAGCGGTGGGTTCGCCTCGGTCACGTTCTCCGTGGCCGTAAACCGCAACCTGGTCGCGGGGGTTTCCTTCTGATGCTGGTCAACGGGGTCAACCGTGCGGTGCCGGTGGGGCCGGTCACCGCCTACAAGACCTACCGGTACGCGCAGCCGCTGGCCACCCACTGGCGGCCGGCCACCTGCGAGGAGGTCGACTGCTGGGCGTGGCGCAAGGGCTGGAGCCTGCACGTCGAGTCGCTGCCGCCCGCTCTGGTGCACACGGCCCGGGCCAGCGGCCGACGCTTCCGCGAGGTCCAGTTTGGGCCAGGTCAGACGTGGCTGCAGTTCGAGGCCGGGCAGCCATGCTTCCACGCATCCAGACACATGCTGCCGGTCGGGCGGCCGCCGCTGCTGGTGGTACGCGACGGCGACTGGCGCGGCAACCCGACCGGCCGGACACGCCAGCACACGCGGATGAGCTACTTCGTCGAGGACTGGGCCGAAAACCAGTCACGGCTGCGTGACCAACAACAGCAGAAGGGATAGCGGCAGATGGGCAAAGAAACCGGTCTGGGCGTCACCACCCTCAGCGTGGACAACTCGGCGGGGGCGTTGCAGAGCATCGTGAACGACTTCACCAACTTCAGCTTCTCCACGCCGCGGGCCGACCAGGATGTCACCGGCGTCGACAAGGCCGCCAGGGAGCGGCTGCTGCTGCTCGGCGATGCCGCGGTGAACCTGGCCGGGGTGTTCAACCCGGCTGCGAACCGGGCGCATCAGGTCTTCCGGGACGTGGTCAGCACCTCGGTACAGCGTACGGTCAGCTTCGCCCACCTCAGCCAGCTCTGGTCGGGGGAGTTCCTGTTCACCGACTACGCGGTGACCCGCGGCAACGGCGGCGAGCTCACCTACACCGCGCCCGGTGTGCTGGCCAACGGTGTTGCCCCGGTGTGGAGCTGACATGGGCTATGTGCGGCCGTTGCTGAAGCTGGTCTTCGAAGACCCGCAGCTGGCGGGTCTGCAGGTTCGCTGCCGGCGGCTCACCCTGGACGAGTTGTTTCTGCTGGGCCGCATGCAGCCCACGCCCACCGGCGGCATCCCCGCCGCCGAGGTGCTGGACGCCATCTACGCCACCATCGCAGCCGCCGTCGTTGAGTGGAACCTGGAAGAGGAGGTCCGCTGCGACGACGACGCCACGGTCGTCAAGCAGCCGGTGCCGGCAACCCGGGAAGGTGTGCGCACCCGCGACGCCAAGCTTGTGCTCGCGCTCATCGAGGCGATGACGCAGGCCTCCGCAGACGTGTCGCCCCCTTTAGAGCAGCCCTGCAACGGTGGGCCGCCGTACCCGGAGGCTTCGATCCCGATGCAGGCGCTCACATCACCAAACCCGCCGAGCTGATGGAGGCGCAGACGATGCTGACGCTGCTGCGTGCCTTCCCCGGCCACCGGCTGTCCGACCTGCGTGGTGAGGACGGGACCGAGCTGCTGCAGCTGCTGGCCGTCGAGGCGCTCGGCAGGCAGGCGGGCGACGTTGGCGAATGACGTCGTCATCACCGTCGGCGCCCGCGACCGGTCCGGGCCGCTGTTCGCCGCCATCACCAACCGCGTCGACGGCCTCGGTGGCAGGCTCGCGGAGCTCGGCACGGCTGCGGCAGCGGCCGGCGGCATGATCGTCAGCAAGCTCAAAGCCGCCATGGATGCTTCGGTGGAGGCGGCGAGCAACCTGAACGAGAGCGTCAACGCCGTCGAGAAGGTCTTCGGCACCAGCGCCATCCAGATCAAACGCTGGGGTGAGACCAACGCCAACGCCTTCGGCCTGAGCCGGCGGGCATTCAACGAGCTGGCCACCCCGTTGGGTGCGATCCTGAAGAACGCCGGGCTGAGCCTGCAGGCAGTCACCGCCCACACCATCGACCTGACCAAGCGGGCGGCGGACATGGCCTCGGTGTTCAACACCGACGTCGCCGACGCCCTGGGCGCGATCCAGGCCGGGCTGCGCGGCGAGCAGGACCCCCTCGAACGCTACGGGGTGAGCCTGTCCGCGGCGAAGGTGGAGGCCGAAGCCCTCGCCGAGACGCACAAGAAGACGGCCAAGGAGCTGTCCACGGCGGAGCTGATGACCGCCCGGCTGAACATCATCATGGCGCAGACCAACGACACGGCGGGAGACTTCCAGCAGACCTCCGACGGGTTGGCCAACTCCACCCGCATCCTGACCGCCCGCAACGAGGAGCTGCAGGCCCGCATCGGCGCCGGCCTGATGCCCGCCTATATCAAGCTCAACGAGGTCAAGCTACGCCTCGTCGAAACCATCGAGCAGCATGTCATCCCCAAGGTTAAGGAGCTGTACGAGAAGTACTGGCCCGGCCTGCGCGACTACATCCAAGACAAGGTCATCCCAACCCTCGCCGACCTGAAAGACCGCTACGTCGAGCCGGTGAAAGACTCCCTGGACCGCATGGGGCACTCGATCGAGGCGGTGAAGCAGCACTGGGACCGGGCCTTCGGCGGCGACCATCCAGAGCTGATGGCCTTGAAGGTCATGGCGCTGCACGCCGTCGAGGGCATCACCATCCTCGGCTACGCGATGCAGGCCACCGCCGGGTACATGGTGGTGGTGATCGACACCATCAAAGCGTTGGTCAAGTGGCTGGAGCAGCTGGCGAAGCTGCAGCCCAACTTCATCAAGCCGCTGCTGGGCCCCCTCGGCTGGGTCGGTGGCGGCGGTGGTGGTGGTGGAGGTGGTGGCCCGACGGGCGGCGGCGGTGGTGGCGGTGGTGGCGGTACCGTGCGGGCGTACCAGCACGGCGGGCGGGTGCCGGGCCTCGGCCCGCAGCTGGCCGTGGTCCACGGTGGTGAGACGGTGCTACCAGCTGGGCGCGGCGGTGAGACGACGGTTGTTGTCGAGCTTCGCATCACCGGCGACAGCGACTCGTTCCTGTACCAGGCGCTCATGAAAGGCGCCCGGACCGGCGCCTACAAGCTGCCGGCGAAAGTCATCGAGGTGTAGGAGACAACATCAATGGGTGCCTACAAGGTTTGGAACGGCCCGGCGCCGACCGCTGCGGCACAGCAGGCCGTCACGTCCAACCCGGCCATCCAGACGCTGCTGCAGCTGGCAACGCCGGCCGACATGCAGATCCGGGTCGTCTCCTGGGGGTTCTCCGCCGACGACCCAGCCAACGTCGACGGCGTGATCGAGCTGTTGGAGACCGACGTGGCAGCCACCGTGACGGCGCATGTGGCTTCTGGCCTGGTCAAGCTGGACCCGAACGCCCCGAACAGCCGGCTGACCCTGGGCACCTCGGCGACCGGCTACACCGCCACCGCTGAGGGCACCATTGCCGCCACCCGGGTCTTCGACGCCGTCAGCCTGTCCAGCACGTCAGGGGAGAGCCCACTGGTGTACGTCTGCCAGCTCATGCCGGTCGAGATGCCGATCATCGCGGTCAGCAGGTTTTGCCGGGTGCGCATCACCACCGGCCTCGCCATCCGTACCTGGATCACCTACGAGCAGTTGTGAAACGGTTGACGGCCGCCGTGCTGACGGTCGTGTTGGGAGGGCAGATGGCGCTGGCGCCCCTGATGGCGGGCTACCGGGCCGCTCAGCCCGGCAGCTTCTCCACGAGCCCACCCGGCCCGTTCACGCCCTCGGGCCGCTCGCCGGTCGTCTTCGGCCCGGACACCCCGCTGCTGGTCAACGTGTATGTCGCGCTGGGCGCCGACCTGGCTGCGGACCCCTCCACCTGGCTGTGGACCGACATCAGCCGCTACGCCCGCTGGACCGGCCCCGGCTCGGCGTTCTGGGTGAGCACTGGCCGGGGTGACGAGTCGGCGCGCGTACGCCCGGGTGAGGCTGCGGTCGTGCTGGACAACCGGGACGGCCGGTTCAGCCGGCTGAACCCGATGGGTGCCTACTTCGGTCAGCTGACCCGGAACACGCCGATCCTGGTGACCATCAACGCGGGCAACGGCGCCTACAACGCGGTCGAGCAGTTCGTCAACGAGTGGCCGGCCCGCTGGGACTCCACCGCAACCGACTTCACCATGCCGATCAAGTGTGCCGGAATGCTGCGACGCCTCGACCATCCGAAGGCCGGCAGGCTACGTTCGGCGATGTACCGGGCGATCACAGCGACGTCTGGCGCGCCCGTGGCCTACTGGCCGTTGGAAGACGGTCGGCTGGTCGCCAACCCGACCGCTTTTGTCGGTCGTGCGCTCGTCGCGGCGCCGGCAGCGTTGTTCAGCCATGCCGGCACCGGGTCGGTGTCCGGCTCGGTCGACGGCCCGGCGGGTTCGGACCGGGCTGTGGACATGTCCGGCGGTGGTCAGCTGACCGGCTACGTCTCGGGCACCTCGGGCACGAGCTGGCGGGTCGGCTTCGCGTTCCAGTTCCGCAGGCCGGTACAGGCCACCGAGTCCGGCGACGTCATCACCATCAACACCGTGGACTCGGCCGGCAACCCGGGATGGTGGCGGTTCGGGCAGGCCAACGCATCTGTCTGGGGACTGGAGTACGGCATCCTCGGCGACTCCGAGGTCGCCGACGACGGGTTCGCGCAGCCGGTGTCAGTTGTCGACGACGGCGCCTGGCACTGGCTGGAGATCGCCGCCGAGGACGGGTCCGGCACCAACGCCAACGTCAAGATGTTCCTGGATGGCTTCAAGGTGGTCGACGACGTCAACCGCGGCTTCATCAAAGCCGGCTCCGTGCGGTCGGTGGTGGCGGCCCAGTCCGGCGACCTCGACGGCGCAGCCCACCTAGCAGTGTGGCCCACCAACGCGGCCCTGTCGAAGAACGTCTATGCGGCGTTCCGGGGCCATGCTGGAGAGAACGCCGCTCAGCGGGTCACTCGACTATGTGCCGAGGAGGGTGTGCGCCTGGTGGTGTCCGGGCCGACCTGGAACATGGGCCAGACCATGCTCGGCCCCCAGGGCGTCGACAAGCTCCTGACCCTGCTCCGCGACGCTGAAGACGCAGACGGCGGCGTGCTCTACGAGGTCGGCCACGGCCTGGGGTTCCAGCCGCTGGCCGCCCGATACAACGCGCCGGTGGCCATGGTGCTGGACCACGCCAACGGTGAGCTGGGCGAGACGCCCAAGCCGACCGACGACACCCAACGGCTGGTCAACTCCTGGACCATCGGCCGCCGCGACGGCGCGGTCCCGGTCACAGTCACCAACGCAGCCAGCGTCGCCACGGAAGGGCTCCACGAAGACGGGGCCACGCTGAACCTGTTCACCGACGACCAGGCTCAGCAGGTCGCGGCGTTTCGGGTCGGTGCGGAAACGATCGACGACTACCGCTGGCCATCGCTGACAATCCGCCTGGACAACATCGCCGGTCGGCAGCTGGTCGAGCAGTGGACGGCGTTGCCGTTCGGCACCCGCATCCAGGTGCGCAACATCCCCAACCAGGTGACATCCGACCCGGCGGAGCTGGTCATCGAGGGCAAGCGGGAACGGTTCAGCCCGCTGACCTGGGTTACGGAGCTAGCCTGCTCGCCATACCGGCCGTACGAGGTCCACCAGGTCGAGGCGGACGGCAACCGCGGCCGCGTCGACTCGGACAACACCACCCTGCACGCGGCCATCGACGCCACCACCACGTCCGTCGTGGTCGAGGTGCCCACCGCGGCCGGCCCGTTCTGGCGTGCCGGCACACCACCGGGCGGGTCCGCCGACATTCTGGTGACCATCGGCAACACCGAGGCCGGCGAGCGGATGACCGTCACCAACGTCAGCGCACCAGCAGGCACCACGCAGACGCTCACCGTCGTACGGTCGGTCAACGGTGTGGTCAAGGCGCATAACATCTCCGCCCCAGTGCGGCTGTGGAGACCCGGAAGGTACGCGTTGTGAGGAGCGGGCATGGGTGACTGGACCGGGTCGGTACCGTCGATTCTGCCGGGCGACATCCCCACCGGGGTGCAGTGGAAGGCCATCCTGGATGAGCTGACCGCCCTGTCGGCCGCCTGGATAACCTATAACCCGGCGTGGAGCTCAACCGGCACGCAGCCGGCCATCGGCAACGGCACCCTCACCGGCAGCTACATGCGGGTTGGCAAGCTCGTGCATGTTCGGGTTGCCCTGGTCTTCGGCTCCACCACCACGCCGGGCACCGGAATCTATATCTTCTTGCTGCCGGTGGCTGCGGTGCCGCTGATCGGCGGGGTCGGCCCGCCCGGGTCCTGCTACATCTTCGACTCCGGAGTAACCAACCGCTCCGGAATCTGCTTCATTGCCTCCACCACGACGATTAGGATGGTGTCCTCCGCCGACGCCGACATCACCGCCGCATCGCAGACGTGGAGCGTCGGCGACATGATCCACTGTGCGATCACCTACGAGGCGGCCTGAGAGACACAAAGCTCGATCATGATAACGGCTTATGCTTGGCAGCATGGTTGATACCGCGCAGGTGCTGCTGTCCACGGTGGACCCCGGCACGGCAGGCCCCCGCGACGAGGCCCGACTCTTCGACTTCCTCAGCACCCGCGCGGCGGCGGCGAGACCCTGATGCGCTGGTCCGACCTGGCCGACTGGCGCGGCCCCACCGTCAACAAGACCACCGGCGGCATGGTCGAGTGGCGCGGCCTGGTCGTGCACATCGCCCTGGGCAGCTACGAAGGAACCATCGCCTGGCAGCGCAACCCTGACGCCAACGTCTCCAGCCACTTCGTGACCGACTACGACGGCAAGATCGCCCAAGTGGTCGACACAGCCGACGCCGCCTGGACCCAACGGGCGGGCAACGGCCACTGGCTGTCGGTGGAGAACGCCGGGTTCACGCCGAACCCGCTCACCGGGGCACAGCTCGACGCGAACGCCCGCCTGCTGGCCAGGATGCACCTGGTGTACGGGGTGCCGCTGCAGGTCGCAGGCGACCCGGACGGCTACGGCCTCGGCCACCACTCGATGGGCTGCAACTGGCCGGCCGGCGCGTGGGGGCACTGCGACTGCCCCGGACCTGCGATCATCGCCCAGAAACAGTCCATCGTGGATAGAGCAAGGGAGCTTCTCGTGCCCGACCGGATAGAAGAGCTACGCGACATCGTCACCGCCCTGGCCATCGGCGCCACCGAGGAGGGGTACCTGCCGACTGCCGGCAACAACACCGGCGACAAGGTCAGCCCTCTGGGGCAGAACATCAACCTCCAGCATGTCCTTGTCGACATCAAGAGCTTGAGCGACAAGGTGCAGACGCTCATCGACCGGCCGGTGGCCGCCTTCACCGCCGAGCAGGTCACCGCAATGGCCGGGCAGGTCGCCGCCGCGCTGGTGGCCGCCGAGGACAACCCGCTCACCGACGCCGAGCTGGCCGCGGTCGCCGTGAAGGTCAAGCAAGTCCTCGCCGCCGCCCTGTCCGGCTAGGGTGTTGGCGATGCCCTGGCGTGAGGTCGACCTGTACCTGACGGCGACGCTGACCGCAGGCGTCGGCGGCATCGTCGGCTGGCTCACCGGCCGCCGCCGCAACGTCGCCGCCGCGCGCCGCGACGAGGCCGACGCCGCGGAGTCCCTCGCAACCACGGTGGCCCTCCTGTCCGGGCAGATGCAGGATTTGATCATCCACCGACAGGATCTGATGATGCGGCTGTCGGCCACCGAGGCGCGCGCCTCAGCCGCTGAGGG